AATTAGAATCTGTAGGCTTACCTTCTTCTGGTATAGAACCTATTGTTCCATCTGGAGTTCTAAGCATTTCACCATCATCTAAATAAGCCATAGTAGATGGAACAATACCACCTTTAGATAGACTTAATTCATTGTATCCATTATTCTAGTAATAGTCAGCTGCTACTTGTTCAGACATCTATCTAGCTTGAATACCGTTTTTAATTCTACCAGCTTTATTACGTATATAACTTTTGCTATGACCAAATAAACCAGCAATACCAGATGGTAACTCATATTCACCTGTCTGCTCATTAACAGATCCTCCAGATCCAATACTTGAAGTAATACCACCAACAGCTCCACCTATTACTGCTCCCCAAGGTCCACCAATAGATGCACCCATAGCTGCACCAGATCCTATTCCACTTATTACTCCAGCTGCTGTAGGTTTCTATCCACTAGTAGCATTACCTATCATACTACCTATAGCACCAACACCTTGAGTAACCACATTTGCTTTATCTACTCCACTCATATTCCCCCAGTTTGAAATAGCATCAGCACCGAAAGCATATTGAGGAATTCTTTTTAATTTCTTATTTTTCATATTATAACATTGAATATCTATAAGTTGTTTTAATATAAGGAAGTTTGAATTCTCTATTATCATTACAATCTAACGTGTAATTACAGATTAAATACTTTCCTCTCATTCTTCCAGCGTAAGACATATTAGTTTGTTCTTGTTGATCTGGATTCTTCTATTTCTCTCTGCTTATAGGGAATCTAAATGTATCTTCTCTTTGTTCTATCTACCTCCAATCAATAGGTTCTGTTTCCTAATTCTTAGTACTAAAGTGTATATCTGATATTAAAGTAGGTTTTGTTTCATCTCCAACATCTACAAATTCAGCAGAAAACCACTGATTATCAAATACTTTAGTATAGGCAATATCTTTGTTGACTACAAATCTTACATAAGATATTTTTTCTTCTTTAGTGGTACTATTAACATCATACATGTTATGTAAGTAATAGCAATTATTATTCTTAATAGTAACTAATCTAGTAGAGAATGGGAAAAACCAATTTGGATTATGAGTATAGAAAGATGTAAATACATTTAATTGTTCATTAAATATTAAACATCTATCGTATATTCTAAACCATACTTCATTATATTTCTTATCATAAAATGATACAGGATTTTTCCTAGCATTATCTGGTAGTCTGTTTAAATATGTCTGTACTTGTTTTACTTTAGATAATTCGTGAAAATCATTGCTAAGAGAACATATAACATTTTTATCAAAATCGTACCAATATAAAGTAGTTTCAGAATTAGTAATACTCTTATCGTTGATAATACTATCTCCATTAAGAGTAACTAAATAATCATATCTAGTAAGTATACCACCAGTACCTAACGTTAATGCTCCAGCATTATTATCAGTAATTAAAGATCTGTCATTTACTGATGCAATACCAACAGCACTATCTTGAAAGAAATATAACTTATTTTTAAATACTTTAAGATTTGTAATAGGTCCATATGTACTATCAGTATCTAAATAGTTAGCAAATTTAAATTTAGTCCAACTATCTGTTTGTTCATTATTTGTTTTTAATTCTGAACAAGTAATCCTATTCATACTCTTAACATCATCTTCAGCATATATAGATTTTTGTATATAGTTCTTACTAGTACTAGTGTTAGAATATGCAGCATTGTATACATACATTGGAGTTTTCTAAGTATACAAAGTGTTCATTTGACCTGGATCTGTTAGGAAATAAATATTAGCTTCTCCAGTTTGTGCGTCTCCAGAAGATTCTACTATATCTTGTGAATAATGTTCATCATTTCTATAGTATAGATTAATACTAGACTCTAATGGTATATAAGCTCCAACGTATCTCTTAAAACCATTTCTATCATCAGCATCATTTCTAGTAAATAACATAGTATGAGTATAATCTAATACTCCTAAATATGTATCTCCACCAAAACACATTGCCGCACCATAACCTTCCCAAGATGTTTTAACATAAGTATTAGTACTGTTGTATATAGAATAACTTCTACTCATAAAAGTATTACCACCATATTGTGTAGCATTCTTTTTTATATTAACAAATAGTACAGCATTATATCTGTATTTCCTTAATAAAGGAGTAGTACGAATACCTGTAAAATTACCCGAATATACATCTGGTGCACTAATAGCTAAACATACTCCGTGAGGACCAAGAGCTTCATTAGAACCAATACTATAATTTACAAATCCAAATCTATCAATATAGTCTACTATTTGTTTAGCTTCAAATGCTTCCTGATAAGGAGATATATTGGTTGGTTTAGTAACATCTTTTATTGAAAAAGATTGTCGTAAATTTGAATTATCTTTATGAGCATAATTCTTTCCAAAGAACTAATAATATTTACATATACCACCGCTAAGTCTACTATCGTTTTGCTCGAATCCGTCAAATACTCCACCATCTAGTTTAACAGCTGGAATATCACCATCATAGTCAGAACCTTCTACTACACCACCAAATGGATTTTCAGTTTGATTATTATCATTACGCCCCATTACTTTAGTAAAAGGAATACCTAATCTATAATGTTTGTAATTAGCATCATCGCAATATGTAGCAGAATTAGCACAGTATAACGGAACAATGCTCATTCCACTATCAACAATAGAATCTGATTTTTCTTTATTAAAACATATATCTGCACTAACAAAATCAAATATACCATTAGTATCCAATGGATTTATAGCCTATTTTTCTTGCTACACCATTTTATTATTATATATATGGTAATAACCTTGTGCAAATGGAGAAATAGAGCCATCTACAAAAGTAGGCATTATAGTAGGTCTTCTGTCTATACTACCTAAAGAATATTCAGCTCTATAATCCTCAGTGTTGTTATACCAACCATTAAATCTAATAGTCTTATTTAATAATCCTTGTGTAACTACAGTTCTATCTGCTAACGTTCTATCGCATCTTACTATTTCATAAGCTACTACATCAGTAGGAAGATTCTGTACATAAAACATTATACCTAGCGGATGAGATACTAACTCATAATTACCAGATCCATCTACAGTACCACCAAAAGTAAATGGTTCATATCCTTCAATATCAGCAGATGGAAATCTTATATCTCCTATCCAATGTACAGGAGAAGGTATATTCTTAGTATTATACAATATAATACCATATCTATATACTTCATCTCTCTAATGACTTAAAAAATTAGATACATAGTAAGGATCACAATAGTTTCTTATTCTAGATTTGCCATCACTATTAAATGTATATACTAATTCTTTTGTTTCTGGACATATTAATTTAATAGTATTGTAAGATTTTTTAGATGAAGATAAACTCATACTATATGGTAAAAATTTATCTCCAGACTCATCTACAACTGGAGTATTATCAGATTCTATTAAATCTGTTATAATAAATCTATAACTTATATTTAAACCTCTACCTCCTCTAATTATTCCATTATCGTCATACCCAAAAGCATATTCATCTACTGAATTATTAGGATATACCATTGAACTATTCATTGGATTAATGCAATCATGTTCTTCTGGTATTACTAAATCTGTTTCTGGACTAGTTAATTCAGCAAATGTTGTAGTTATATCTTGATTACTTATACTAGAATTTAATTTAATAATACCATTACTATTACATCTATATGCTCTAGCATCATAATCTACATCCCAGGTTAATTCTTGTACATTAGAAGCAAATAATCTATTATCCATCTTAGCTATACTTTTAGCATTAAATTCAAATGGAACTAGATCATTAAATTCTTCTATACTTAGTTCGTTAATATAACTGCTACCAACATCATTATAATTAAAGGTTATTACATTCTCTTCAGACTTAGGTAAATCTAATTCATTAACTATGTATATTTTAGGCGTTTGGGTATTGCTAGTATATTGAATACTAATTATTCTTATCTTTTCAAATCTTCCATCGTTAAATAATGTAGCCTATAATAAACAACCCTTATCTGTACTTTCTCCCTATTCATTTCCTTTAAATGTTTTAGATGAATTAGAATTACTAGATGCTATAGGAATTACTGGGCTTAATGAGGAAGTAGATGTTTCTCCACCATGTACACTAAATAACTAATAACAATACTACATCATACCAGCTGGCAAATTACCAGATGTTAACTCAATAAACTTAAAAGGAGCAATAGTAGAACTTGGTAATAAATCGAAGTAAGTATCATCTTCTATGTGATTAGTTTTATCTGTTTTATACTAAGCAGATATATTAATACATTTTATAGAAGAAGTACCATCAGATATATATATTTTACTTACTTTGTCTGATTCATAATTAGTAACTATAGCTACTTTATTAACTAAATTCATTACAGCTGATACTACTAATGTCCAAGTTGGTTTGATACTATTAAAATCAGTTATAGCCCATACATTATTAATATAGGTTCCTTCATACAATTCCATAGTAACTACTATACCACATTCCTCTACTGCCTTCTTTGTAGAATTGTACCATCTGGTTACTGCTGTACCAAGTATATTTTCAGATGCTTCAATACCACCTTCATACTATCTTACATCTTCTATATTCTATAGAATACCTGTAGTACCAGCATTATCTGTAAGTAATCGAATATTTTCAGCCCATCTATACTAGTTATCTGCTAACATAGTAATATCGCTATCAATATTCATACCTCCAATAAATGTATTTACTTGGCTATTTATCTCCATAATCTACTATAATTCTAATTATAAATTTCTTGCCTATCACCAGTTGTACTAAAGAAAGTACGTTCTTCATCTATTTCTGGAATTAACGTATTCCACGTGTACTTCAAATTAGTTAGTTCATCCTGATTAGGCATTAATGATTCAGCGTATGCTTGTTTCCTATAAAAATTATAAGAATTTTTAGCATCTATCCAAAGCTATCTATGTACTTCTCCTTTTATATATTTAATATAAAGAATCTTTTGTGCACAATACCAAAAACAAGCTTCAAAATATGATTGTACATCAGGCATCATTGGCATACCATCTTCATCTGTATAAATACAATGATAAGATATTTTAACATAACCTTCAGGTATATTAGATATTAAGTATCCTGGTTTAATATCATATTGCGGCTTATAACTAAAATTAGTACCATTGCCAGTAGGAGGACATATTTTTCCATTTTTACTACATACTGTATAATTGTTAATTAAAGCACTTAAAGTCTACCTAGTGTTATCATCCTTATTTAAAATATTTAATGCATCTTTGTCATTAGTAAGATTGTTAAGATTTTTTACTAAAGGTATTAATACATCATCGTGTACAATCATTTCACAACAGTCGCAGTTGCTTTTCTTATCGTATACACTAAAAGTACCTGTTGTTTTTTTCATTGGTATCCAACCACCACAATTACATGTGGAATAAGCAACACTGTTTAGTCTTTCTAAGTCACAGGGTAGTTTTGCTTGATAACCATTTAATGGTAATATTTCTACTTTGTGATCTAGTTGATTAACAGAGCCTATATTCATCATGGCTTCTCCTATCCATTGTTTAATATCTGTAATAGGTATTTCAGTTTCATTTAAACCTAAGTCCGCAATTACTTTAGCAATCACGGATTTACTACTTGTCATTTTATATATCATGGCTGCTATTCGTAATCGTGAATATTCTGTTTAATTATTGCAGCTAAATGTCTTTTATTTGCTCTAGTTAGTACTATCTAATACTTACTTTTGTTAGACACTAGCATATCTTGTTTGTTCCAATAAAGTCTGTACTTATAGAATCCCGAATGCTCATTAAGTAAATAAGTAAGTTTACCCAATTCTTTAGTAGCTTTATAATCTATTCTAAGACTTCTACCATCTAAATGCTTTGGCTATTTCTTTACTATTTGAATACTACCCATTCTATATGGTAGTTTAACTTCTTTACTTTCTTCTAATAACTAATCTCTAAGATAGCAAAAGTATTCAGTTACTATTTTTCTATAAGTAGTATAGTCTATGTCATATACTGTATCTTTTTCTATGTTACTTAGATAATGATTATAGAAAGAGGGTATAGTATAAGAGACAGTTTTATTAGCAGATTTATTTAATTCATTCATCGTCTTATACTTCTATTAACATTCTAATTCATTACATTCTAAGTATCATCTTTACTATCATTAGTAGTATCAGATACTTGCTATCTCATAGTTAAGAAATCTTTGGTAAAGATCAATTGCTTAACTGTACCCCACATGTAAGCAGGTAAAGGATATTCATCTTTATCAGGATTATAACACAATTTATCTTCTGTTGGATCTTCAGCAATTATTTCTACGTCAATATATTCTAACTAGTTAGCATCACCTTCTACATATATTCTGTTACCTTTAACATAGGCAATGTAATCTTTACAAGTATACTTTCTATATTTCTAAAACTTCATTTTAGTTTCAGAACCTAGTTGAATAATATTACCATAAGCATCTTTTACTGTTATTACTGAAGTAGTAAGTTTAGTACCAAGTAAAGTAGGTAATTCCTTATCCCCTTGGTATTCTGCATGACCTGGATCTTCTTCTATTTTATCCAAATGCATACGTATAGTCTAATAGAAAATCTAGTCTAATTGTTCTCCCCTATCTAGCTTCTGTTTTAATAAGTAAGCTCGATAAGTTTTAATCCACAGCATTATCTAATATCTAGAAAGTTTTTCAGATTCTCCTACATTATTATTGCGTGCTTCTAATAGAACATCGTCAATGAGCTCATTTAATGTCATATTATTTATATTTAAATTATAATTATAATAGTC